TTGCGGTGCGATAGAGTGATGCACCGAGCGCGTATTTTTACGGCTCGCCAGCCGGAATTGTATGAAAAAAGCGATCCTTCGATCGCTTCATTCATCGGTATTATTTTCCCGCCGGTTTTTATGCCTTTTTAGCGCGGGTTTTCTTCGCCGGGGATTTCCCCGGGGTGGGATCGGGATCGGCCTTCCCGGGCTGGTTCTGGCCCGTCAGGAGCGAGATATCGAGTTCCGATCCGCAGTCAATGCAGAAAAGGCGGGTTTCGCCCTTTTTGCCGATGGTTTTCAGTCTTTCATGTTTGCAGTTCATCTTGATCCTTCCTTTCATTCAGGCCATGAAGGAGCGATCGGGGTTCTTTCCCGATTCGATCTTCTTTCCCGGCCGGTTTCTTCGCAGAAATCGTTGAGTTCGGTTCTTGCGTTCTTCACCCGGATTTTCTGCTTTGTTATTTCTTCCTGATCTTCCCGCGCCTTCGCGATCATGAGATCGCGCTTCGCGTATCGATAATTTCTTTCAAGTGCGCGTTGCCGCTGGGACTCCTGATATTCCTTTTCCGCCTGCGCTTCAGTCTGCTGGACTTCGACTGGCTTCGAAAAGCCCGGGATAAAAGGCATCGGGAAGTGTCCGCAGTTGATGCCGAATAACCCGGCGGCTTCGCCGTAGCTGGTTTCACTTTGCGCGTAGATGCGGATCGGGTTTCCATCGATATCCGTTGTTTCGCCAGTCCGCCCGGATCGGCTGATAACCTTCCCCTGCCACGGATAGCAAAGCGGCCGCGCCCCGTCATGGTAAGAAACCATGTACAGATCATCGCCGTAATTATCCATCTGTTCGAAGATTGCAGCCCTGCCGGTATTTGCAAGGGTGGTTCGGATATCCATCGTTACGTAGGCTTCCGGTGTCCAATGCCGATCAGCGTGATCGATGAATCCGGTGATTTCATTATCCGCCATCTTCCGAACCGCATCCCGAACCGCTTCATTCAGCGTGGAAACCCCGGCCACTACTTCGCCGGTCGCGGTATTCAGGGTGCCTTGAATCATTTCGAAGCGGGTCGCGATATCCGCGATCGTCTGGCGATAGGCTTCCTGCGTGGATTCCAGCATCACGGTATTGACCAAATTCAATTTATCCGCAGACTGCCGATAATACGCGGAAAATGCCTGCGTTAAGGCAGGCGCGGTTTCCGGTGGAAGGAATCCTTTCCCGAGCAGCAGGCCCTTTTCTGCGGCCTGTCGAAGCGGTTTTTCGATAGGTTTCAGGGATTCCCGGATCGTTTCTTCGAGGATATCCGCGAGTGCCTGATCCGCGCCCTTCATGGACTCGAGGATTATCGCTTCGGTTTCCCGGGTCACCTGACCCATTTCCGCCAGTTTCCGAATCTGATAGTTCCATGTATCGGTGATCGGTGCTCCTTCCGCGATGAAAGGGAAGTGCTTCGCGAGGTTGATGATAATCCGATCTGTTACGGCTGCGTAAACCTCGCCCATACGCCAGCCCATTTCCTCGATATATCGGGGATTCATTCAGATCACCCCATACCGCCGAAAAGGTTCATCACATTCGCGGTATTCGATTTCCCTTCCGCGCTGATCTGGGAAAGTTCCTTGTCCGCTTCTTCCGGGGTATATCCCAGCGTATCGGTCATGAATTTTTTCTTACTCAGCAGCCCAGCACCGACAAGCGCGATCCCCTGATTAACTTCGGCCTGTTTATCCTGAATGATCGAGTCATCGAAGCAGATCGAAACGGAATATCCGCCGGCGATCATGGATTCGATGGTCTTTCCCTTCCAAGTCAGGCCGTAGCGGGATGCCAGATCGAAGATCGCGTGAACCATCTGCTCCAGCGCATCTTTCAGGATGTTTTCGTGCGCTTTCACGGTGGAGAAGGTCTTCGAATTTTCGCTGATGACTTCGGTCGCGGTTTTCAGGCCCTTGATCGCATCAAAGGAAAGCGTTCCGGGATCGAAGCCGATCTGTGCGCAAAGGATAGACAGATCGCCATTGATGCCGGTGATATGCTGATCTACCCGCAGATCGACGGAATTATCGACCACTTTCAGGTCTTCGGGATTATCCGTCGCGAGGGCTTCCCAGACCTCGTCATCTGCATCGAAGTATCGCTCGGGCCTTCCGCCATTCACCCCGGCGGTATTCTTCATCGCCCGGGCTGGCGCGATGATCCGCTTCTTACCCAGCACAAACTCCCGCTGCAATGAATCGAACATGATATCCAGCCCGTGAAGGGTGTTCAGGGCTGGCGCGTAGATACTCATTCCGATCGGGGAGTTATCATCTGCATAGTTCGCACCGAAAGGCCGGATATACTGGAAGAAGGCATTTTTCACATCTTCCATTGTGGTGTCCGGGGAAAGCAGCGGGTAAACCTTATCCAGCGGATACCACCATCCGAGGATATTCTGCGGTTCGGTGCCCTTGATCGGCATCCGGTACAGATCATTCGTCACCCGATAGGTGGTCCCGTCCAGATGATGCCATTCCACGACGGTATAATAATATCCGTCCCGGGCTTCCCGGCTGATGAATATCCCCGCGTTCACTCTGGAATTATCCCACGCGGTCGGCACGAACTGGGATGCCATTGTATACCCGATCCGCACCTTTCCTTCGCCGATATCATTCCCGTTTTCATCCTTCGGGATTTCGACCCATTCTTTCAGGGCTGCACCACCGAGCGCGAAGGCCTTTTCCAGCAGATCGCCGAAGGAAGTCCCGAATCGATTATCCTTCAGTACGAATTGTAGGAAATCGTTCAGCGGGTCATCTTCTGGCGCGGAATTCATGCTCGCGGTGATGGAGCAGCGTTCGTTCCATACATACCGCGCCATCTGTGCGCAGGCCATCTTCCCGGCGTTCATGGTCGCCAGCGTCCGCGTCTTGCCTTTCGGATCGCGGATGGTTTTCAGCGGTACCTCATGCCACGCCTTATAGTATCCCTTGTAAATGGCCTGCCAGATGAATATGTAGAGGGTGTAGAATTCCCGGAAAGCCGGCACGCCTTCCAGTTCAAAAACATCCTTCCGAAAAACATCCATTCCTTCCGCCATCCTATTCACCCGATTCTTGAAAAAATCTCTGATTCCCATTTCATCAACTCCATAGACCGTACGCTTTCAGGAAATGGTTCGATCCGTAGCGCACAGAATCCATTACGTGATTGTAAGCATCGATCGGCTCGCCGGAATCATTCACGCAGTAAAGGCCGGCTTCCTTCACGAAGGGTTCCGATCCGTATCGTTCATCCTCGACAATAAAGAACTTCCCGTCATTGATCGCGGATTGCAGCATTTCTACGCCGACTTTCAGGCCCTTCGATGATCCCTTGATATCATGCCCGTTATTATCGGCTCCGCTGGTCATTATCCCGTATTTTTCGATTTCCAGCCGTAATGCCTTACAAGCCGGATCGATATATACATCCGATTCCCGCATCCGGTATTTGCTGCGCATATACGGAAGGAATTCTCCGCAGATATGCTTCGCCTGATCGGACATCGCCATCTGTCCGCCATCGTAATACCAGTCCCCGACCATATAAAGCCGGTAATCCTTTTCCCCGAAGTAGGGATCGCCGAAGAAGCCGGCGATGAAAAAGGCGATCGAGGTCGCGTCCGTCGTTCCGCCATCGCCAGCGACGAAGGCTTCGACCGGATGGAAATCGTCCGGGATGCGGTTCAGGATATGCCGTTCCGGGCTGAACATCCAATAAATAACCCCTTCCGGGATCACCCGTTCGCCCTTCCAGTCGCGCTTATAGAGGAAAGGCGATTTTGTGCAGGCTGCTTCGATCTCCGCCAGCCTTTCCGGGGTCAGGATCGGGTTATCCGCACAAGTCCAATGTGAGAACCGGCAATCCTGAACGTTCAGAACATTCTTGATGCAGGGATCAGCAGGCGAAGGCGGATTCAGATCGGCGATGTGCCATCGATCCCGGGCTGCGTAAGTCCGGCGAAGGCACTCCTGAACCATCGAATCATGCAAAAGATTGATCTCGCAGAAATAGACCGATCCGAGCGACATACCGGTTATCGCCTTGTATGAATCAGCCTTTCCGCCGCCCTTCCAGTAGACCTTTTTGTCCCCGGTCGGAAGATGGACCAGAAGATGCGCTCCTGAATCATCATGCGATGTTCGGCAATGACCGGCGAAGATGTGCAGAAGGCCCATTCCATCGCCATCCATTATCAGGCGGTAGGCTTGTTCCGCCGAATAAGCGGTCACCAGATAATTGTTATCCCGGGATGCCAGCAGATGCCGCGCAAAGCGCATTGTTCCGGCGGTTGTCTTTCCGCTTCTGGGAGTTCCTTCCAGCCAGTCGATGGTACGATCGTAAGGCTGCATTATCAGATCGGCCTGTTTGCTGCTCCACTCGATCATGATCTATCCTGCCTTTCAAGTTCCATCAGGGAAAGCAGAAGATCGTTCGCGGTTTCAGGCACGGTTTCGATCTTATCGCGCCATCTTCCCGGCCGGCGATTTTTCAACCAGAATATCTGTGCCGCGACTTCACCGGGCTGGTGCTTCGCGATCTTCCTGATATGCTTCTTCTGCCGGCCTTCTCCAAGGTCTTCGATCTCGGTGATTACTTCTTCATAATCATATCCGAGAGCGCGTTTCAGAAGCGCATTTTCGACCTCGATATCGACCGGTGCCTTTCCCTTTTTTATGGCTTCCGATAAATCCGGGTATTTATTCTGCCACTCATAATAGGTCGAAAGGCTGATTCCCATTTTCGAAGCGATCTGCTCATCGGTAAGGCCATCCCTTGCGAAGCCCATTACCGTGGTTAATCCGTCCGGGCTTATCCAGTCCGCGTACTTGCCTTTTCTGCCAATCGTAATCACCCCCGCAAGGGCTTGATCTTCCTTCCCAGATAAGCGAAGGGAGTGTCGCAGATCGCGGCCACCAGTTCGATTATGCTGGTAGCGATCGCGATTTCGAAGCATTGCTCCGCAGTATATACCCCGAGGAAGGCAAGGAAGATAAACCCGAAGTTTTCAAGGCAGTTGCAGAGAATGGTCGCGACATTATTCCGCAACCATAGCCGCTTTCCGCCGGTAGCCTTTTTCAGCTTATCGAAGATCGAAATATCCGCCAGATTCGCGATCAGGTACATCACGATCGAGGAAGCGGTGATCCGAAGATTCAGGCCGAAAAGTATCTGCATCGAAGGATCAGCGTAATCGTACTCTACGGGGGTATATAGGAGCGCGATCTGTGTCGCGACGATCAGGCTGACCGAAGCGAACAAGCCCACCAGAACCCCCGTTTTTGCCGTGTTTTTATCGTATTTCTCGCAAAGGATATCAGTCGCGAGAAATGTACTCGCGAAAAGCACCGTTCCCTGTGCGGAATCCAGCCCGATTACATTCGTGGTTTTCGCGGTGATGATATTCGCCAGAATGGAAGCGATCGCGATCCATGCGATCAGGCCATACTTCCCGAATAGTTTCTCGATCAAGGTAACGGCAGAAAAGCAGATAACGATTTCGATGAAAAGGTAAAGTGTGTTCATTTTCCAGATTCTCCTTAGTTTTTTATAGTGGGTTTTTGCATACCACTTATTTATCCGATCATCACATCGACATCGAAGTGCGTTTTGCATCCTTCGATATGATTCGTGACGATAACCGCCTTCGGTTCATATTGCAGCATATATTCGCGGATGATCTTCGTGGCTTCCTCGATATTGAGTTCCTTTCCGTCAATTTCCTGCATTATGAAGGAATTGACTTCCATGTAATCCGGGTAATATTCACCGGGAAAAAACTCGATCTCAAAAGCGCATTTATACCAATCCTGACCGATCGCGCACTTTACGAAAGCGATCGGTTTCATGATGATCCGATTGATTCCTTCTTTATTTTCCAGCTTTTTCATAACGGATCGATCACCCCGTTCTTTTCGAAGGCCTTCGCCCTATCTATACATGTTCCGCACTTCCCGCATGGTCTTTCTCCGCCGGAATAGCAAGACCATGTGAGTTCGTAAGGAACCTTGAGTGCGATTCCTTCGGCCACGATATCCGCCTTCGTTTTCCTGATGAAAGGAGCGATCACTTTCGCCCTTCCAGCAGTCCCGAAATAGATCGCCCTGTTGATCGCTTCGGTGAAATCCGGGGTACAGTCTGGATAAGCGTTCCCGGCTGCATCATCTGCATGTGCTCCATAGTAGATTTCTTCCGCGCCTACGCTGACCGCGATACTTGCGGCCGCTGATAGCATCAATCCATTACGAAAAGGAACGTAGGTGCTGACCGGCTTCCCGGATGCTTTCTTCTGCTGATCTTCATAACTTCCGAGTGGGATATCCTTCCCGGATGCTTTCAGCAGCGAACAATCGCTTCTGGCGAAGATCAAGGAAAGATCGATTTCCATCAATTCGACCCCGTAGTATTCCGCGATCTTCCGCGCCGACTGCATTTCTTTTTCGTGCCGCTGGCCGTAGAAGATATTCAGCGCGAGAATCTCATTCCCGGGATATTTGCTTCTGGCGATAGCAAGGCATGTCGAAGAATCCAGCCCACCAGATAAAAGAACGATGACCTTCATTTCGTGTTCTCCTTATAAAATTTGATCTGCTTCCCGATTCCCAGATGCGAAACCGGTGCTGAGTGATTCGGGAAAAGATTCTTGATATATTTCCGATACGGTTTCCCGCATAAAAAAACCGCATGATCGCTTCGATCGATCCCGGCTTTTTTGATCTGATCCGCGACCATAATCGACCATTGCCGTATCTGTGCATCCTTTGCAGAGATCAAGGTTTTTTCGTATGGTGTGATAATCGTTTCAGGATTCAGCAGCCCGTACTTCGCGGAGAGAATATATATCGTATCGGGGTTAAGCGATTCAGCATATCGCCATCCAGCGGTGAATAATGCGGAAGGCCGGTACATTTCTTTCGCCTTGCATGGATGATCCTGTTTCTTTTTTGTGCAGGCAATAAAGACGATCATAAATGTTTCTCCGCGTATTTCTGAAATTTCACCCATTCCGTGAAGTTATTCAGCGCAGCAGCCCGACTATCACCGATCCGGTGGCCTTTCGGTGCATCCTTTTTTCGCATGGTCTTACCATCGAACCAGTAAAGATATCCGAAGCGATTCCCTGTTGTCCATGCGGTCGAATCGACCGAATCGAAGTGATGCTTTTCCAGATTCGCGAGATTCGTATATCACAGACAATGAATCTTCGCGCCGTGCTGGTGCGCGTATGAGATCATCGCCGGAAATGCTTTATAATCCGCCGGGATGATTTCTTTCGAAACGTATCCCCCGATCGCAACGTAAGGATATTCTTCACAATGCCGCTTATATTCTGCGATCCCTCGGCTTTTATGCCAGACCGGGATCGGCTGAATCCCTGTCAGCATTTCGAGTTTCGCCCTGATCTGCTGCACCCGGGGATATCCGACTACGGAATCGATATCGAGTTCGAAGTATTTCCTGACCTTATTCCGGTTGATGAAATCGGCATATCGTTCTATGTAATCATCCCAATCCGGTGATCCGCCTTTCCCCTGCATGAAGGTAAAAGCCCCGGAATCCAGCAGGAAGTCCCCGAAGTGCGGGATCAGTTTTTCGGTTGTTTCATCGCAGTAAAAGAAGGACTCCAGAACGTAGGGCTTATAATCCCCGAAGGTCGCGGCCGGATCATTCAGAAAAGCCTTGATCGATTCGGTCTTCGCCTGATCGATCGATTCGCCTTCCTTGATCCTTCCGGCAACATCAGACCAGAAGGGTTTCAGATTCCCAGATACCCCGCCAGCCATGAAAAGACGCATCAGCAGATCATCTCCTTCCGGGAAGCGGGTGATCGTATGCGGTGATGCCAGAAATACTTTCATTCCGCCCTTGTCACCTTCTTTTACGAAAGCCGATCCATCCCCCCCCGATATTATTTCGGCAATCAATCCGGGATATGCGTGAGGAGTGGCGAGAAATATCTTCACGGAGTAAACCATTCCCCGCAATGCGGACATTGTATCTGCTTCGGCTTCTTTTCTTCCTGTTCCGGGGCTGGCGCGAAAAGATCATCCAGCGAGCCGGAATCCGGGAAAACGAAGTTCAGTTCCGGGAAATCCTGACCTTCGATCGCCAGCTTCGCGCACTCTTCTTCAAGGGTGGCGAAATCCCACGCGGAAAGTTCAGCGGTGCGATTATGCCGGATCATATATTCGCGCCGTTGCTTATCCGAAAGATGATCGAGCCGGATGCATGGAACCTTATCCAGCATGAGTTCAAGTGCCGCGATCTGCCGACCGTGGCCTTCCACGATGGAGTTGTTTTCTCCCCAGATGCCGATCGGATCGTTGAATCCATCTTCCAGAATGGATTTTTTGATCGCTTCGATATCTTCCGGTGCATGTTTCCGCGCATTGTTTTCGTAGGGGGTCAATTCCCCCGGCGGAAGGTATACGATTTCCAGATCATTCATATTTTTGACCTCCTTAAATTGCAGCAATCCTCTTTGTTCGGATTGAAGTTCTGCTTCCAATATTCGAAATGTTCCGTCACATCTTCGCAGACCGTGATCTCTGGGATTTTCACCCGGCCGATGATCCGCTGCTTTTCCGCCAGCGGAAGGTGACGATATCCACTCTGGGAAATGGTATATTTCGAATAATCCAGATCGAACCATTTCCTGATCCACGGATTCACCCGCAGAAATTCGACAACCGCTTTCCTGATACCCAGTCCTGCCAGCTTTTCGAAGTCCATATATTGCTCGATCAGCGGAGAAAGCCGGATCGCGACATCGAATCCCGCGTCTTGCAGTTTCAGGATCGCCTTGATCCGATCGCTGGGATCGCTGGCCTTTTCATATGTCCGGGATAAGGAATCATCGAGGGTGGTCACCGTGATCTGGAAATGTGCCAGCGCGGGATCATAGATCGCCATATATTCGTCCCGGCATACGTTCGCGGATTTCGTGACGATCAGATATCCGATCTTTCGCTTGTTCAGCATCTTGATGGTCTTATATGTCACCCGATGGATGATCTCGCATGGCTGGAAGCAGTCAGTCATCCCGCCCAGTCTGATTATCTCCCCCGGCCTGATCTTTCGGATCGCTCGCCTGATCTGATCGATATCCGCGACCGATGGATTCTTCGGGTTCCAGAGATCGCGGAAGGAAAGAAGCGATTTCGCATAGCAGTACGCGCAGTCATGAGCGCATCCGCAGCCGTAGGTGTCAATCCGGGTCGAGTACTGGCATTTCTGGCCCTCGTTCCCGCCGACTTCCTTTTCGAAACTCCCGAATCTTTTCATTCTGACCTTCTTCGACCTTCTGGGAGTTATCACCCGCCCCGCCTCGTGGAGCTTTATAGGCCCCGGTGGTGATTCCGCTTCTTTCCGGGGAAGGTCAAGCCCAGAAAAGACACCCTCATTATGAGCAGAAGAAAAAAGCGATCCCGAAAGACCGCTTTTTGATGGATGTATTATATCATGGGTTATACTCCGTTTTACTTCGCACTTATAATTCCGGCATCCGGCCGATCGAATCATCGAAGCGCGGGATCGTATCGTCTGCCTTTCTGTTTCCGCCTTTCTTCCGGGTTTTCTGCAATATATATAAATCGATTACCAAGTTAATCACGGCGAGGTGTTCCGCGCTGATCCGCTGGTCGAAGTGCTTCTGATATGCGAATTCCCGGAAGTCTTCGATATCCCCGACCTCTTCCCGCTGGGTTCCCAGCAGCTTGTCGATCATGTCGGATAAGGTATCCAGCATCGCGGAATTACTATACGCTTCATTAATATCCCGGAATTGGTCAAGGATTATCTCTTTTGTCATTTCCTGCTCCTTCCCGATCATTCGCCGATTACTGACGCCAGATCAGCGATCAGTTCATCCCGGCATTTCTTCGATCTTTCCAGTATGTGCGATTCATAATCCGGGTCGATTCGCGGATCGAGCATCATATCCCGGCCGGCATAATATGGACATTTTTCGCATCTGCCGGCATTGTGGCATCGCGCACCGATCCGCGCTTTTCTTTCTTTATTCATGATTCGCTCCTTTAACGAAGTTATTCTTTCGTCAGAATTTCCCAAGCCATCTGCAATCCATTCCACTCGCCCGTCCGTTTTGCCAATCCTTCTTCGGTTTCGTATCCTGTGGGCGAAACTGCCAACTGTTGATCTGCAATGTTTTGAAGCCATTTCTGCTTCTGTGCTTTCATCTGCTCGATTTCTGCCTGTTGGGATTCGATCACGGACAGGGCATCTGCTGTAAGTTTGTCGCAACAACCATATTCGGAAGGCTCGTAGTAAGGGCAATTTTCATTGCACACCCACGCACATTCATCTGTATGTGCTTTCAACCCCTGTTTGACCTTCTCGATATCAGCCATCCCCGTCACCGTCCTTCCGTTTGCCAAATGCACAATAGAAATCACCCGGCAAATACAGAGTAAGTTTTATATCGTCATCATCTGTGGCATTGTCACATTGTTTGCATAATCCGTCATAAGTCATGTGTGCGAATCTGCAATCCTTGCACCGGACAATCTCTTCCTGCTCTTTCATCGGGCACCATTCCGGTCTGCCTTGTCCGAACTCACGAACATCGTTTTCTGCCCATTTTCTGCCGTTAACCGGAATTGCGCACATCAGATATTCATTACAGGCTGGACAATCAAGGCAGTTTGTAGGCATCTGCATATCAATCTGAATCATTCCCCGTCACCGTCCTTCCGGTTCATCTTCGACTTCTTCAATCAGTTCATCAATCGCCCAACACGCATCACGGATGCCTTTTGTATAATCCATCCATCCCTTGTCAC